TTGACAGTCGTGAGATTAGATAGCGAAGTCGGGTCTACGTAGTAAGCAGTGTTGTTGCTGTCGTAGAAAATGGGGGCGCGAGACGAAGATATCGCAGTAAAATCGCCACTCGAGTTTAATGATGCTCTGTCACCTACAGAGTCAAAGTGGAACACCAACGTGTTTGCATCATTGGCGAGCCATATCCCGTTTCCAGAAACTGAAGTATTCCAAAATCGACAGATATAACGCTGAGTGCTATGCAACTCTAACGTATAACTCCCACCACTACTAAACAGTGATGCGCCGTTAGGATTTACGTACGTGCCGGTGTTGTTGCTGTCGTAGAAAATAGTCGCGTACAGCGAATCGGCATAGTTAATTCCGTACGAAGCCAACGCCCGCCAACTATTAAATGTAGCCGTATCACCGTTGCGAGTACGGAAAAATAAATTGTTGCCCCCACTGTAGTTAGCGTTTAGCCATAAATCGTATCCGCCATTAGCACTAAACCGTACAATAGGTCCTGTGGCAGGCGCGTTTACTGAGTACGTGAACCCGGTTGAGTTCGTACCCATAGTATTGGCGTCTAAGGTAAACCCTTCGTAGTACATCGCATACGTAGTGCCTCGCCCGCCAAGAGTCAACGCGTTTAAATTTGATGTACTAGCGGCGTCTACGTAGTAAGCAGTGTTGTTGTAGTCGTAATAAATTGGCGACTGGATAGAACCAAATACAAAAAGAGTGTTGTCAATTCTTACGTTGGTGTCTGTTTCACCAAACGACGCGATGCGAGAACTTAGAGACTCGTTGTTAAAAATACGGATACCGCCGTACTGCGCCTGAGCGCCCATACGGATGCCGGTGTGCCATCGAAGATCAAGTTTGGTGTAGTTACCACCATAATTCTCAAGGTTAGTACCAATAAAGTAAGAGCCTTGAGCATTGGCGTCACCGCCGCCAAACATCAACCTCGTAGTGCTTACCGAGTTGTACGGGTTATTAGTAAAATTGCCGCCAATTACAGCGTAACCAGAAGTCTGATACTGGTTCATAGCCAGCGTCGTACCGTCAAACGTTAAATTTGACGAACCCGCAGCCGTACCGCCGTTGTTATAAATAACTTGTGTGTTGGACCCAGCAATCGGCCCCGGAGCACCAGTCGGGCCAGTGGGACCTGTCGGGCCTGTAGCACCCGTGGGGCCAATCGGACCCGGACCACCCGTGGGACCAGTCGGGCCAGTCGCACCAGTTGGACCAGTCGGACCTACCGAACCCGGAGGACCAGTCGGACCCGTTGCGCCTGTAGGACCCGTAGGACCGGTAGGGCCAGTCGGTATCGTGAAGTTGAAAACAGCCGCGCTAGACGTACCGCTATTCGTAACGGAGGCTAATCCTCCAGCAGGGCTTGTCGTAGTCGTACCAACTGCAATCGTTGCAGCCGCGCCAGTAGGACCAGTCGGACCAATTGGACCTGTTGGGCCCGTGGGGCCCGGAGAGCCAGTTGCGCCAGTTGGACCTGTTGGCCCCGGAGGACCGTTAGGACCGATTGGGCCCGTTGGACCTGTAGCACCGGTTGGGCCGATAGGACCTGTTGGCCCCGGAGGACCAATAGGACCCGTGGGACCGGTCGGACCAGAAACACCGGCAGCCCATACACCGTCGCCACGCCAGAACGTTGAGGCCGAAGCACTCGTGCCGCTATTAAGATTCGTAACCGGCAAGTTGCCCGTCACGCCCGTCGTAAGCGGAAGCCCGGTCGCGTTGCTCAGCGTAACTGAACTCGGGGTGCCCAGATTTGGCGTAGTCAGCGTTGGGCTGTTAGAAAGCACCACACTGCCAGAACCCGTTGAAGTCGTGACGCCCGTGCCGCCATTCGCAACAGCAACCGGGGTCGTCAGGCTAAACGTCGTACCGCTAAGAGTGAGTTTCGTACCCGCTGAGTAAATTTGAGCAGACGAAACCTGAGCAAAATTAATTGCCGTGACGCCAAACGTGATCGTGCCCACGGTATTGCAGACATACGTCTCGCCAGCGCCGGTATTACCCGATGTGATGAAGAACGCATCGCCGTTACCAAGGCTGTTAGGACTCTTTAATCCATAGGTATCTGCGTCACTAGCACGGGTCAGAACCCACGCGGTAGATCCGTCACCAACCACGCTTACGACATAAACGCCGTTCTCAAACGCGTTGGTCTGGTTGTAGATCAGGATTCGATCATTGACCGAGGCCGTGGGACCGTCCGGAGCAAACGCAGCGAGCGTGCCAGAATTAGTCAGCGTAGCGCCAACACCTGACGAACCGTTGTTATACGTAGCGGTCAGGTTGCCCGTCGTACTTGGAACTTCGTACTTAACCGGCTGGTGATACGTGATACCTGACGAGACGAGGTTGTCTACGTAGGTTTTATTAGTGATGTCGTTGCCGGTGGTCGGCGTAGTAGTGATCGTACCGCTCGTGGTTGCAAGCGAAGTAAACGTACCGGCAGCCGGAGTAACCGCGCCAATCGTACTATTCTCAATCGCATACCCGCTGACCTTACCGGCTGCGTCTTCATAGACGGCTTTGCCTGCCGGGTAGTCAACGAATACGGACTTTGTTCCTGCTGAAAAAGTAACAATCAAGCCCCCGTTAGAGGAGGCTAGAATTGTGTCGCGGCTTAGTGTGGTACCCGACGCCGTATACGTACCGATGCCAACTTCCCACTCATTAGCGGTTTGATGGGCAATCGTGTAGTACGTGGTATTGCCGTTACCAACAACAGTAAACGACTGATAACCGGATACAGCCCCGTTAAGAGTTACTGCACCGGTACCAGTAGTAGTTGTCGTCTCATAGACGCGGTCAGCAAGAATCAGAGCCATTTCAGGCTCCCATCAATTGATCTTCCGTAAACCAGCGCTGCTGAGTGTTGCCTTCAGCGTCAGCCCATTCGACGAGGTAGTACACCACGCCTTCTTCGGTCATACGCATGGAAACAACAGGACCTTCCGGTACCACAGCCTTAACGCGAACCAAGTCGCCTTTCTTAAACATAAGTTACTCCTTAAGCAGCGTCGAGGCTGAAAGTGTAAGTCACATTGAGCGTGTCGCCAGAGGCTACGCTGCGATCTCCCGGGGACTGAAAGTCCGAAGCCGAGAACAGTACGCCGAGTGTGCCGCCTTTGACGTTGTTGCTGATTAGAAACGCTCCGCCTACAACCTGCGTTGCATTGATGTTGAACTGCGCCGGAGAGAGGGAGTTCGTGATTACTGACGGGTCGGCATTCGTCGCGCTACCAAACACACACGCAGGACGCGTAGCGTTGCTGTACGGAGTTACTTCCGTCCAGCCCGGGTGAAGCGCAGCGGTGTCTGAAGCAGCCGGGTTGTTCGACGACGCAGCGCCATAGAGGCCGATGTACCAAGTCGCCGTGTAGGTGCTACCAAGAAAGTATTTGTCGTTCATGTCTTGGAGCCCCGCATTTACTACGAGGTTCGCGGACTCAGCGACCCACTTCAGGTTGCCGTCCTTATCCCGACACTCAACGCGGTACACGCCACCAGCCCGGGCGGTTTCCGTCGAACTGAACAAACGCTCAAGAGCAGCACCAACTGCGTCTGCTGTCTTAGCCTTTTCTTTAAACATATCTATCTCCTTAAGTGAAGCGAAGCAGCGCAGAACTAGACGAATTAGTGGGCATCTGCACCGTGAAGGTGTTAGTAGCGGTCTTGTCCGCGCCAAAACTCAGCACCGCTATCGACTTGTTACTCTTGCTTGCGTTGTAGATAAGGCCCCCTGCCGCTGTAAAAGCCGCCGGGTTCCATACAGCGTTGTTGAAATTGACGTAGACCACACTGTTTGACGTGTTAATAGTCACCCCGGTCAGGACTATGCCACCTGCCGAGTACCCCGTGCCGCTTACTTCGTTCGTTGTGGAGTACACCGTAGTGTTCTCGTCGAGCGTGGCGTTACTCGTGTACAGAGCAAGTCTGATCGTATCCGTCAGAAGGTCATGCTGCCCCTTCAGGATTTGATCTTTAAAACTGAGCGTGAGCGTCTGGAAAATCATGACGCGACCGGCAACCTAACCTGCCCAGAACGATACGAGTCACGGCGGTTGAGGCCGTCACCCATACGGAGGATCAACTGCAACGCTTCCTGATACTTCTGCTCGTAGTACTGCATCATATCGGCCTCACCCTTCAGGTAAGTGTAGGCTTCACGCAGCGATCCGTATAACAGAACAGTCTCAAAGTTATCACCGACCCAAGATGTCCCCGCCGTAACGATGGACTCAGGGTAGTAGTAATAGTGCATCTCAACCTGATAGTTGCTATCAGGAGTCGGACCAAGAATGAACGTGTTCTTGTCGAAAATGGCGTAGTACTTGGGTACCCCTGAGTCATCCGGGTCTGGGAAAGACTGGCGGATGAAGTTCACGTCTTTATCGAGCAAAAACTCTTGAGCGTTCGTAACCGGATTAATCACGGCCAAAGAGAACGTAGCAAGCCAGTCCGGCGGCATCGTTAGGTACTTATTGTTCGGGGTCAACGTACCGATCTGATTACGCCGAATGGCTGGGATCTGAACCGAGTTGTAGATCCGCTCTTCCGCAAGTTGTACAAAGGTAGGGATGTTCGCCACGAACGACGATTCCGTCGATTCGCAGTACTGCTGTACCAGTGTTACAAGCGTTGCGTAGTTCATTAACTATCAACTCCAGCCAGCACGAACCTTGCCGTTGTTCTGCAGATTAATCTGCGAAACAAACTTCTTACCCTTGGTGGCAGCGCCAGCGCCACGCATTTCCATGTGCGTAACGCCTTTGTTGACATCCTTCTCAGGATAGCCGTTTTCGCCGGTCGAATCCGTGTTCGGCTTAGTCTTGCCCATGTCTTTCATGTGGCTTACCTCGGGCCAGAAGAGCCACGCATCGGGCTGCGCTGGTTCATCACCTTCGCCATGCCACGACCGTACTTCTTCATCTCGCTATTGGTCTTACCGCCAGCACGCATCTTTTTCGCACCGTGCATGGAAGTCTCGTGCTTACGCACTTCTTCCTTAGCAATCTTACGCATACCGTTCTTCATCTCAATCTCCTAGGTCACTACGACCGTTACATTGCCTACCTCGCTTTTTGAGACGAGATAGTTAGGGGTCAACCCCGCATCATCTGCCCGAGCGCCACCAATCGGGTTCCAACCCCATTGGATCATTCTACTACCACCTGCACCGTCATTACCGGGCGCAAAATACGTCGTATCCGGTCTTGGGTTACGGATGGCTTGCGGGTCGTCTACCGGGTACAAACCGAGCGACAACTGCGGCTGATCAGGCTCCCAACATTCGATACAAACCAGAATATTAACGTTCTTAGTTTTAATAACGAGCGGTTTGAGATCCTTCAACTTGTAGCGCCACCCGCAGCGGTCACACTGCGAAATCGCGTGTTTGCCTGATGCAAACCTATTCGGCATCTCAGTACCCGCCTAAGAACGACTCACGCGGCACAAAGCGCACCGCTGCCTTCTCCCGATCCTCGCCAGCAGCCAAATCCCAAGCCTCGTCATATTGAGCCTTGAGTATCGCCGTCCGCACTTCAGCCCCCGGAATCTTCATTGAGAGCATGTAGGCAAGGCCCGCTACCAAGCAGGGCAAGAATCGGAACGGAATATCCTGACCGTTGGAGCCGTTTCCAACATCGAACATTCGGCGTAAACGGGTGTAGTACAGGGTGTAAGTCGTGCTGTTGTCGGGCTTCGGCCACACCGTGAACTGCGGATAGACCACCGCCCCCGCTGAGTCCGTTGCTCCCGTACGACGGTTGATCCAAATCTGAATCGGACGGCCCGTCGCGTTCTTGTTCGGGATTGCTACGTAGGTGCTAGAGGAAATACGGCTGATGTTGATATCAACCTGATTCGTGCCCGTGCCTGTGCGGATCACGTGGTCAAGCAGGTCTACCGTATCGGCAGGGAGGTCGTAAGTCCCCGTGTTGTAGGACAGTGCGTGCGTCCCTTGCTCCAGCGTCCAGAGGTTAACGCCCCGATTTGCCCAGTCCATTAGCAGCAAGGACAGGCTCCGCTTCGACGTACGTAGGTCATAACCGGTACGCAATTCCGCACCACAACGCTCGAAAGCCTCCTCCACAATCGTGTTGAGGTCGAGATTAAAATCCGTTGTCGCTGTGGTTTTGTCAGCCATTACATTCCCCGCCGTCTATACGACCTTACTTTTTCTTTAACGCCTTTAGGCTGCGCGACAAACTGCTTGCCTTGCGCTTTACCTTTCCGCTTAGCGGCGGTGGTGCGGGCATACTCAGCAGGACTGAGAGCCTTGATCGCAGCCTCTGGAAGATACCTTTCACCCGTGTCAGAAGATCGTTTACCACTTTTGGTTCTCCATTTTTGCTGCGTCCACGCTTTAAGAGACTGCTGGGGGGCTTTCATGACTTGTATCCGCCACCCTTAGACTTGTACTGCTTTGCCAGCAACTGCGCTTTTCTTGCGCTCCACTGACCCGCCTTGGTACCCTGCACGGCCCGGCCCTTGATCGACTCAAAGAGCCGCTTACGCATACCGGGCTTCGTATAATTCCCCGCCTCATTCACACGGCTCTCGCCGCCCTTGGCGAAGGTTTTGATAGGTTTCCCAGTCCCCAGTACGGGCTTATCATCCCCCCTGCGCTTCGCTCGGGGGATCTTTTTCGGCATCATGGCACCCATACCGCGAGAAGGCATCATACGAACTTGCCTCGGGTCTTACCCTTTTTGGCGACACCATCACCACGACAGCAGGAAGACTTAATCTTGCCGCCAGAGGCTTTGCTTTCTATCTTAACCGTGCCTAGTCGTTCGCCCTTGCCTTTGTAGGAAGGGGGCTTGTTCTCTTCAGATTCGATCAGATAGTACTCGTTACTTTTCTGGTCGTACCCAATGATAGGCTCTCTAAAAGCCTTGCCGCTTCCACGATAAGGGCCAGTTTTGCCCCGCACAACCGCACGGTTACGCAGTCTTACGATGTCCTCATAAGGTACATCCATGCGCTTAAGTAGGTCGGCTACCTTTGGATCACGGGGATCGTAGGCGACGACTTCCTCTTCTACCCTGCCACCCTCGTCAAACTTCTTAGGCTTAGGTGGCTTAGGCATACGGGGCATTTTCATAGAGGATGCCCCGAAACGAGGCATCTTCCTTTTAAACATCCCAGCAGTGTATTTCGGGATGCGGTTCATAGTTAGACCATCCGACCTCGGGTCTTACCCTTAGTGGCGCAGCCATCAGCACGCTTGGAAGCGGAAGAACGCGCCATGCCGCCCCCAGCCATTTTCTTTTTCGGCGGGGCCTTCTTAATGTCGTCGCCAAAACCAGCGCCCGGCTTAATCGTCGGGACATCCGGCAGCATATGTCGAGGAATTAAATCGTCGCGGGGCGACGTAGGCGGCATTGCAGGTTTACGAGCATTCTTAGACATTAGCATTTACCGCCATAAGCCATTTTGACCATCTTGCCCTTGGTCTTACCCTTGGACGTGATGCCGTCGGCACCGCGACGGTACACCGAACCGCCTTCGCTGAACTTCATCATGGCTCGGCCAGCAGCGCCCTTCTTCTTAAGCGCACGGCCCATCTTGTCAGCCATTTCAGCCTTCTCATGTTTAATCATGGATTTCGGAGCGCCCTTCTTTTGCATGAAGGCCACTTCCTTCTTCATCATCGCCTTGGACTCTTTCATAGATCCTCCAGAACCAAATTTGCGGCCTTTATCGGCCTCAACGTAGTCACGACCCACAGATTGAGGGATTCCAAGACGCTTGGCTGCTTTGGGGTCATGAGCAACCATCGCCATCAAATTATGCTGTGCTTTGGACTTACTGGGCATTTGATTTAATTAGTTGATCAATTTTCTGATCCAACTTCTCCAGTCGGTCAATCAACTGCCGCATATCTTCACGAACTTCGGCTCTGGTAATGTGGTCTCTAGCCACTTCTTCCCGTGTCCTATTTAACAAAATGCCGAGCCTCTGTAACTCGGCAAATTTTTCTTTAACCACAAAACCAAGCATCGCCACGATTCCCGTAAGAACCATGTTCCAAACTAACATCTCCATGGCCTAACAGTTCCATGCTCTGAGACTTTTGTTAATACGACTATTTGGGTCGTTGGCGGTTTTGGCGCTCGTAAGTTTGCGCTTCATACCCGACATCCGGGCACAGAACGATTTCTTACGGGCACCGCCCTCGGGTTGAGGACGCTTGAGACCCGGCTTACCGGGATTGGCGCGGTTATAGGAAGCCCTGCCTTTAGCGTTTAAGCCGCCAGCAGGGTTTTTCCCTTCCTTGCGCTGCCACGCAGGGGTTTTAGGCATAGAACACCATCACCGAAACAACGTCTGTCAGATCGACATAAATGTTGTTCTGGAACAGCAGACCCTCGCCCGGCAGGAGGATGTAGTCCGGCGTCGTAGACGAAGCAAGGGTATTAATCGTCATCCGGGTCGTGCCGGAAGCCCCGCCGTCCTTAAACACCACACTCCCCGCACCAGTATCGGGAACGATGTAGATAGCCTTTACACGAGCGCGGCCAAGATTATTCGTGGCCTGATCCTGCAAGAGCCCGTCTGTCGTTCGTACCGCACTGGCTAAGACATCTGTTTGCATAGCCATTTATGCGGCTCCTATTAGGTCAGCAAACCGAGGTTACGCAGCGCTTTGACAACCTGACCAATCGTGTAGCCATCGAAGGTAGCCGTATCGTCCGCGATGCCGCTCGTGTTAGCCACAAAGGTGGCGGCGGTCACAGCAGTGGTCGGGCGAACGATCTTAGTAGCGCCGTAGAAACCAATCGTGTCGGTACCGGCGTTGCCCACGCCCGTGTTGCCCGTGATTTCCACGTTGTTGAACGTAGACGTGCCGGTGGTGGCCGTGACGTTACCCGTCACATTGCCTACGACTACGCCTTCAAAGCCATTGTCCGAAGCAACCGGACCAGAGAAAGTAGTACGTGCCATTTTTATATCCTCACATGCGAGTTGCGCTTATCAGTCTGCATGTCGTCAGTCGGGTCTGTCTGATAAGCAATTTATCCCGATGAACGACTATATACGCTTACAAATCTAAAAAGGAAAGGGGGCCGAAGCCCCCCTTCCCAGTCTCATCAGGACGAACCCGGCGATCCAAAGATGCCAAGGGGATCCGACCAACCGAACGAGTAACGCTCGCGGCTCTTGTACCGCACGTTGCCCGTGTCGAAGTCACCGTCCATCGAGTTCGCCAGCGGCGTACGGACAAAGTGCTTCATACCGTTCGGAACGTCGGTTCGGAGGAACCAAGCATTCGTGTCGGTAAGATAGTGGTTGACCGTGTAGCCTTCCGGAATCGAACCCATTGCCTTGAGGGCGTTGATGTCGTTATCAGCGGTCGCAACACGGAGTTCCGTGTCGAGGAGTCGCTTGGCAACGAACATAAGCGCCGGGGGGACGATGAGTTTGCGCGGCTTCGCAGCAATGAGCAGACCACGTTCGTCGGTCCAGCCCGCGATCTGAATCACCGCAGCCTCAAGCGAAGTCTCGTTGAGGTCCGAAGCCGTCAGACGGTTGCTGTTAACACCGCCCGAGACGAGCGGGTGGTTGGCATTACAGAGCGACACGCCGTCACCACCGGTCACACCGGCAGCGAAAGCATTGTTGAGCACTGCAGCAGCCTTAACCTGCTTCGTGTACGCCATGGCGCGAGCAAGAGCCTTCGTGTAGCGCTTGCTGAGCGAGTCGTACAGATTGTCTTCCACAGCCTCTTCCGTGATGGAGAAGCCGAGAGCAATCGTCTCGTGGTTGTAGCGAGCCGTCCAAGCCTCTTGCGCGTTATCGTACGCAATCGCTTGGCCTTCCGGCTTCACCGGGGCAGCGGAGAATCCGCTGAGTTTCGTCTCTTCTTCAAAGGAACGCTCGGAGGTCTCAGTCTCGTAGATCTCCTTGTGCTCCTCACCATACTGCTTGTACTCAAGACCAAACAGGGCATTCAAGCCGGGGAGGAGTTCCTTAAGAAGTTGTGCGCGTGAAATAGCCATTTCTTACAACTCCTATTAGGTGCCAGTCGCGTTGTTATACGCGTGGTAGCCAGCATTGAACTTCACGATGAACTCGACGAAGTTGCCGCTGCTGTTTACCGAATCGGTCACAACATCAACCACACGCAACGGCAATGACGACGTTACGTTGTTGATGAAGACGCCCATCTTGCTGTTACCGGTCGTCGCTGAGCCCGTGTTGAGCACGAGTTCCGCGTTGGTGCCAAACGAGTTGGCACGGGTAACATAAGCCGGGAGAAGACCGCCCGAGGCGTTGTTCGCAACGTTGCTCGTCACGTTGACAACCCTGTACAGCGCGTTCGGATCATCCGAAACGTAAGCCGTAATGTCGTCAGCAGCCACGCTTCCCGGGTAGTACTGGGAGAACAGTTTCTGCTTCGTGGTCGGGTTCGTGTACGAACAGCCGAGGAACACGCCGATGATGCCCGCAATCGGGGAAGCATCGTTCTGAAGGGTCGTAATGATGACATTTGCCGACGAGTTCAACTGAACGACATCGCCGTTGTAGATGGCAGTGCCGTAGTTGTTCCCAATCGGAATCTGTCGCGTAGCACCAGCGAACGGAAGGCCGCCAACCAAGTTGACCGGCTTCAGTCCATAAGGTGCATCAACAGTGGGATAAGCCATTTGATACTCCTAAAGTGAATTTATTTACCTTTACCGAACGAGGTCGTGGAGCGTCGTTCATTGAACAGCGGCATCCTCTCGTCGTTCAGCCTCATGAAGTTGTTGTCTACAGACTGAATCTGAGCCTGTGCTTGCTTGGCGTAATAGTCATCACGCTGCTTCATCAGGGCTTCAGGAGCCTTACAGAGCAACAACCCGCCGATCTCGATGTTTCCTTTAAATTTGGAATTCGGGTCGGCTTGTAACATCAACTCCGGGTGGTCTTCGGCCTTTACAGGCTCCCAACCTTCACGAAGTTTTGCGGACGTATTCGTAGGGTCTGCTTGACCCATGATGCTAGTCCGGATCCAGCGATAAACCCAACCTTCCTCTTGCCTTGGTTCAGGAAGCGTTTGAGGCGGGGTCCATGCCATTTTGCGTTGCGCTGATTCTCGATTTTCGAGTTCACGAGCGAGTCTGTTCTCAGCCATTGTCGTTCTCCAGTTGTAACATTGCTTTTGCGTACTGTTCGTTGCTCAACCCAAGTTTTTTGGCTATCGCAACTTGAGACGATGTCAGGCGGACCTGACGCGGCGCGGTTCCCCGCGTGACTGGCGCTACAACAGTAGCCGGTTTTGTGCGAGCAGGTTTTTGGGCCTGCTTCGTTTGAGGCTTCTCCTCCTCTTCAGCATCGTCAAATGCCTCGGGGAATCGCTTCCTCATAGTTTCATCGACTCGGCGGTAATACTCGTCAGTGCGAGGATCAATACCGGACCGGACCAATTTCTCATGCAGGCCGAGTGCGAGGGCGGTCATTTCCTCGTCCACACCAAACCAAGTGTTTTTATCCCGCCATGCCGTAGCCTTTGGATCGGCTTGCGGCTCAGGGGCACTTTGCGGTGTCGCTACCTGTTGTGTTTGTTCTACTCTCTCTTCAGATTCTTGTAAAGAGGGCTGATATCGTTGGAGATTTTGTAGTCTGAGTTTAGCGTCGGTCAGTTTTTCCTGAGCATTGGTAATAAGTTCGGAATCGCCCGACTCATAAGCCTGCTTCAGTTTGTCTTTGGCAACCGCAAGTTCGTAGTCGGCATATTTAGCCACCTCACGAAGGAACGCTTTCTCGTTCTTGGTTGCCCGTTCTTTGACCTGACGAAGTTCCTGATCACGGGCTTGAGCAAAGCGCAGGGCTTCCTCTTTCTCCCGCATCGCGGCTTCCTTCTCACGACGCTCGTCGTGCCAGACCTTTTTCATTTGGGAAAGGCGCTTCTTAACCTTCTCGGAATACTCCTCAAGGTCATCGCCTTCCAACTCCTCTACCATCTTCTTGGGCAGAGGCTTACGACCCCGATCTTCCGGCGGGGTGTCATCTTCAACCTGAATATCTAAATCGTCGCTAACGTCTTGTTTAGCCTCGACTTTTTCTTCAGACGACTCGGCTGCATTTTCAGCCTCTATCTCGTCTGGAAACTTATATTCTTCGCGTTCAACGGCCATGATTTACTCCTATGCGCGACGGATGCCACGGGGGTCGTCAACCACCGCTTCTACCGTGTCGTCGTTAATGATGCGGAACTCCCGACCGTGGATAACCACGCGGGTACCGGAATAGGGGCGGGTCAGCACAAAGTCCCCTTGCTTGCACCAAGGGCCGGTAGGAAACCGCTCCTTATCTGCGTAGCACAGATCACCCATCTTGACGACGAACAGGACCACAGTGGTCTGCTCCTCGACTCGTTTGGTGTCTTCGGCTTTCAACAGGCCGCCCTCAAACTCCTCCTCTACGTGCGGGACGGCACATAGCATCCGGTAGCCTTTCGGGTCTGGCAGTAGTTTGGCTTTAGCCGCCTCTTCCTGCGTCTTCTCAACATCGATATTACTCATCGTCGCGCTCCAAGCGTTTTGCAAGGTCTCTGATATGGTTCCTTGCGAGATCGAGACCCTGTAAAGCCCCGCAAAGACGTTTGTATTCACCCTCGTCCAACTTGCCTTGGATCAAGGTTTCAACAATTAAAATGCGCTCGTCTTGGAGTTTTGAATCCAAGAACTCTAGAGCGTTTGAATAAGCCATTTATCCTCCCTTGGGTTTCACATCTCTCTGACTCTGAAGGACCTGCGCCATTCGCTGCATGTTCGCCATCTGCTTGCTCTTGGCGATATCAACGCCGATGCGGGTCCCCTCCAACTCCTGACGGTTAGCCTCTTGCGCTTTGTGCTTCTCAATGTCCGCACCCAAGCGTGCCGCCTCAAGTTGTTGACGCCCTGAAATCTCTGCCTCACGCAGTCGCAACTCATCTTCCTTCGCTGCCGCAGTCGCGTAGATCTGCTGCTGTTTGAGTTCCAACTCCTGCGCTCTGGCCTGAGCCTCCATCTGCACCTGCATCTGCTTGGTCTGAGCCTGCATCTGCTTGATCTGCAGGTCCATCTGCTGCATCTGCACAAGCGGGTCCTGCATCTGTTGCGCGGCCTGCTGCATCTGCATTTCTGCCTGATCTTTCTGGAGTACACGTGCAGCGGCGGCAGCACTAATCTGCGCCAACTGAACCTCAATCTCAGGCGGCAAGTCGTACTCCTCGTTGTCGTCTTGCGGAAGCGGCGGGAGACTGACTCCCAACTGCTTCTCGATCTCGCGGCGATACTGGAACGCCATGTGCTCCATGATGTGCGCCTGAAGCGACTGAGTAATCTGCTGAGCCATCGGGTTCTGCCCGATCATCGCAGCCATCTTCGGGTCCTGCCCCAAGGCCATATGCACAGCGATATGCGCTTCGTGGTCTTGATAGATAAACGCCTTCAACGGCTTACCCGTCATCGCGTCCATGTTCTCCGTCACCGGATCACGCGGCTTCGCATCCTTCGGCAACGGGATGATCTTGTCTGCGTTCTTAACGCCGAGCGTCTCAATCATCTGCCGGTGGAGATAGGGGAGATCGTAAAGTTGCGGAGCAGTCTGCGAGAGTTGAAGTACCGCTTGGTATTGCACAACCTTCTGCGACATCGTGGCGGCGTTAGGATCAGCCACGGGAATGACATCAACGTCGTCGTAGTCGGCTCTTTTAGCCTTACGATCTCCCACTTCCGGTTCGTACGAATACTCTTCCGGCGTGTTGTCTCTGATGATCCCTGCGAGGAGTTTGAACTCCTGCTTCATCGCGTAGTAAATGCGGGCCTGTACGGCCGACATCACTTTCAGAACACGCTCTAGGATGGCTAGTGTGGTACCGACTGGCGCTTGGCTCGACATATCGGAAACTTTGAGATCCGACACGGCAGCGAAGCGGCGTCCTTCCTCGACCACTTTGTCCATAAGCATGGCAAGGGTCTGCGAAGGTTCTTTGTACGGAAGCGGCAGGATGTTGTCCCGAACCGCGCCCGACGGCACATCTACATCGCGCCACTCTCCGGGAGCAATAGGCGTATCGTCTCCCTTAATTCTGAGCCCGCGCGATTTGAGACCGCCCGGAAGGTTGCTGAGTGTTCCTGCGTCGATAAGTTGCCTAAGAAGAGATGTAGCAGCCTTAGAGTGTCCGCCGATAAGGTGGATGAGACCAAAGTAGTAGAATCCGAATCCGGGGATGTAACCATAATGAACAAAGTGCTGTCGCTTGGTCTTGAGTTCATCGTCTTCTCGCCAGTTTCGTCGGATTGATAATATCGTTCCGGTTCCCTTCTCAATCGTCACTACGTACGGCAGTGCGATCCCGGTCTCGTTGTTAT